CAGCAGCCCATGCTTGAGCTTTTGGTATCATATCTGGGTGGTTTTCTATAATAGTGTGTGAATTAATTGTATGTGATTGAATATACGTAGCTGATATAGCCATTCCAAACCCTATTTCAAGAATATCACCTCCTCCTTCGCACACATAAGCTGCTGAAGCTGACATTAGAAGATCTTCCCAATCCATCATAACTTCCCATTCAGTTTCTGTGTCTGTATATGTTATCTTACTTTCATTAAATTCTAAACTTTGAGATGTATATGTCATATTTTATTATTAACCTATTAATACCCATGTACTATCTGGATTGAAATAAATTACGTCTCCAGTAGTAGCATAACCCATAATTCTAACATAATCACCTGTTGCTGTTGGAGCTGTATTACCTATTCCCCCATTATCTTTAAGGAAAAGTGGAGCACCAATAGTAAAACCATGATCTTCTTGATATACAAATCCTTGTAACATCATACCATCTGCATCGGGATTAGTTCCCACAGCATATGCCAACAACCCAGTTGCTGCAGCTGAAGAATCTTTATCAGCATTTAACCAAGATGTTACACCACCTGATGTCCAATACACTACATTATATTGAGTTACACTACCATTACCCATTAAACAAGCAATTCCTGATCCTTCATTTTCCGCTTGTTGATGGTTAAATGAAATAGCTCCAGTAGCTGAACATTGTAAATATTCAGTATCTATGGATCCTGCATTTGGAACTATTTTAAAATTACCTTCAACTTGAAGATTAGTGCCACTAATAAATGATACAATTCCATTTGAAGTACTTCCTGTTAATGTAGCTGATCCTGAAGTTCCTGAAGAACCACTTGATCCTGAAGATCCGCTTGAACCTGATCCACCTGTTGCACCTGAAGTACCTGATGAACCACTTGAACCTGAATTTCCTGATGAACCTGAACTACCTGATCCACCTGTTGCACCTGAAGTACCTGAAGATCCTGAAGATCCTGAATTACCTGATGAACCACTTGAACCTGATCCACCTGTTGCACCTGATGTTCCTGAAGAACCACTTGAACCTGAAGCACCTGATGAACCTGATGAACCTGTTCCACCTGTTGCACCTGATGTACCTGAGCTACCACTTGAACCTGCAACTGTTAAACCTGAAGTACCTGATGAACCACTTGATCCTGATCCACCTGTTGCACCTGATGTACCTGAGCTACCACTTGAACCTGCAACTGTTAAACCTGAAGTACCTGATGAACCACTTGATCCTGATCCACCTGTTGCACCTGAAGTACCTGATGATCCTGAAGATCCTGAAGCACCTGAAGAACCACTTGATCCTGAAGCACCTGATGAACCTGAAGAACCTGTTCCACCTGTTGCACCTGATGAACCTGATGATCCTGAAGATCCTGAAGCACCTGAAGAACCACTTGATCCTGAAGCACCTGATGAACCTGAACTACCTGTTCCACCTGTTGCACCTGATGTACCTGATGAACCACTTGATCCTGAAGATCCTGAAGCACCTGAAGAACCACTTGATCCTGAAGCACCTGAAGAACCTGAAGAACCTGTTCCACCTGTTGCACCTGAAGTACCACTTGAACCGCTTGAACCTGAAGCACCTGAAGATCCGCTTGAACCTGAAGATCCGCTTGAACCTGATCCACCCGTTGCACCTGAAGTACCTGATGAACCACTTGAACCTGAACTTCCTGATGAACCACTTGATCCTGATGAACCGCCTTCTCCATTATTACCTTTTGGAGCGAATATTACACATATAGCTTCTTCATTTGATGGAACTGCTGTACCTGAACCATTTGATACTGTATATGTGTTAGCTGTTGCTGCACCTGATTCACCTGTGACTGTGAATACATTTATTGTTGTATCTGATCCATTAGCTGATTTGATATACATTATACCACTATTGAAGTTGTCTAACCAAGATCCAACATTAGCTAATTGTTGACTAACTCTATTTATTACAACTTGACTAACACTTCCTATTGTACCGTTATTATAACGTAAAAATGATGAAGATGGAGTTCCAGAAGTTGATGTTGAAAACACATATGGGACACCACCATATTTACCTGATGAACCACTTGATCCTGAAGATCCTGAAGATCCTGATGAACCACTTGAACCTGATGATCCTGAGCTACCTGAACTTCCTGAACTACCTGATGAACCTGAAACACCACTTGATCCTGATGAACCTGAAGTACCTGAAGATCCGCTTGAACCTGATGTACCTGAAGATCCTGAAGATCCTGAAGAACCACTTGAACCTGATCCACCTGTTGCACCCGAAGTTCCTGAAGAACCTGAACTACCTGATGTACCTGAAGATCCACTTGAACCTGAAGTACCTGATGAACCACTTGAACCAGTTCCACCTGTTGCACCTGAAGTTCCTGAAGAACCTGAGCTACCTGATGTACCTGAACTTCCTGAAGAACCTGATGAACCACTTGAACCAGTTCCACCAGTTGCACCTGAAGTACCTGATGAACCACTTGATCCTGATGAACCTGATGAACCTGATGAACCTGAAGATCCTGAAGAACCTCCTTCACCATTATTTCCTTTAGGAGCAAATATTACTGCTATAGCTTCTTCATTTGATGGTAATGCTGATCCAGAACCATTTGATACTGTATATGTATTTTGAGTAGCTGCACCTGATTCTCCAGAAACTGTAAATACATTTATTGTTATATCTGCTCCATCTAAGGATTTAATATACATTATACCACTATTGAAGTTGTCTAACCAAGTTCCAACATTAGCTAAATTTTTATTTGATCTACTTATTACAACTTGACTAACACTTCCTAATGTGCTATTATTATAACGTAAAAACGATGATAATACTGTTCCAGAAGTTGATGTTGAAAAGTTATATGGGACACCACCATATTCACCTGATGAACCACTTGATCCTGAAGATCCTGAAGATCCGCTTGAACCTGAAGATCCACTTGAACCTGATGAACCACTTGAACCTGAAGAACCTGAAGAACCTGAAGCACCACTAGATCCTGATGAACCTGAAGTACCTGAAGATCCGCTTGAACCTGATGTACCTGATGAACCTGAACTACCTGATCCTCCTGTTGCACCTGAAGTTCCTGATGAACCACTTGAACCTGATGTACCTGCACTTCCTGATGAACCTGAAGTACCTGATGAACCACTTGATCCTGAAGATCCTGAACTACCTGTTCCACCTGTTGCACCTGAAGTACCTGAAGATCCACTTGAACCTGAAGTACCTGAAGATCCACTTGAACCTGAAGTTCCTGATGAACCACTTGAACCTGAACTTCCTGATGAACCTGAAGATCCTGAAGATCCTCCTTCACCATTATTTCCTTTAGGAGCAAGCATTACACTAACTTTTTCTTCATTAGAAAATGCTGTTCCCGATCCACCTGTTACTGTGTATGTAGTAATTGTAGCTGCTTGACTTACTAATGTAACAGTAAATGTAGCTATTGAAGTATCATTACCATCACGAGCTTTAATATACATTATACCTGCATCAATACTATCTAAGAAGGTAGTTACTGCTACGCCTTGATCGTTGGTATTATTAACGAAAACTTTTGTAACACTGGCAATAGAAGCAGCATCAAATTGAAATTTTCCTGAATTTGGTGTTGTATCTGTAGTAGTGCTAAATCCATATGGAACTCCACCATATTCTCCTGATGAACCGCTTGAACCTGATGAACCGCTTGAACCTGAAGATCCACTTGAACCTGTTCCACCTGTTGCACCTGAAGTTCCTGAAGAACCTGATGAACCTGATGAACCTGAACTACCTGATGCACCTGAACTTCCTGAGCTACCTGATGATCCACTTGAACCTGTTCCACCTGTTGCACCTGAAGTTCCTGAAGAACCTGATGAACCTGATGTACCTGAACTTCCTGATGAACCTGATGTACCTGATGAACCTGATGAACCACTTGATCCTGATGAACCACCTTCTCCATTATTTCCTTTAGGAGCAAATATTACACAAACATCTTCTCCTTCAGATGGTACTGGTGTACCTGAACCATTTGATACTGTGTATGTGTTTTGTGTAGCTGCTCCTGATTCACCTGTAACCGTGAATACATTTATTGTTGTATCTGAAGAATCAGCTGATTTAATATACATTATACCACTGTTGAAATTGTCTAACCAAGCTCCAACATTTGCTAGTTGTCTACTAACTCTATTTATTACAACTTGAGTAACACTTCCTATAGTAGCATTATTATATCGTAGATCAGAACTTGATGTATCTCCACTAGTATCTGTACTAAAATTATAAGGAACACCACCATATTCTCCTGATGAACCACTTGTACCTGAAGATCCTGATGAACCTGATGAACCTGAGCTACCTGATGTACCTGAACTTCCTGAACTTCCTGATGAACCACTTGAACCAGTCCCACCTGTTGCACCTGAAGTACCTGAAGATCCACTTGAACCATCTGCACCTGAAGTACCTGAAGATCCACTTGAACCGTCTGCACCTGAAGTTCCTGATGAACCGCTTGAACCGTCTGTACCTGAAGTTCCTGATGAACCACTTGAACCTGAAGATCCACTTGAACCATCTGCACCTGAAGTACCTGATGAACCGCTTGAACCATCTGCACCTGAAGTACCTGAAGATCCACTTGAACCTGAAGTTCCTGATGAACCACTTGAACCTGATGTACCTGAACTTCCTGATGAACCTGAAGATCCTGAAGAACCTCCTTCACCATTATTTCCTTTAGGTACAAGTATTAAACTAACTTCTTCTTCATTTGCAAATGCTGTTCCATCACCATTTGTTACTGTATATGTTGTAGATGAAGCACCCTGATTAACATTAGTAACAGTAAATGTAGCTATTGAAGTATCAGCTCCATCACTAGATTTAATGTACATTATACCTGCATTAATACTATCTAAGAAATTACCTACTCCTACACCTTGTGCATTAGTATTATTAATAAAAACACTACTATTAGATCCTAAAGCAGCATTAAATTGTATGTCTCCTGAAGCTGGTGATGTATCTGTAGAAGTACTAAATCTATAAGGAACTCCACCATATTCACCTGATGAACCACTTGATCCTGAAGATCCACTTGATCCTGATGAACCTGAAGATCCTGAAGTACCACTTGATCCTGAAGATCCTGATGAACCACTTGAACCATCTGTACCTGAAGTACCACTTGATCCTGAAGAACCATCTGCACCTGAAGTACCTGAAGATCCGCTTGAACCTGAAGTTCCTGATGAACCGCTTGAACCTGAAGTTCCTGATGAACCGCTTGAACCATCTGTACCTGAAGTACCTGATGAACCACTTGATCCTGTTTCACCTGTTGCACCTGAAGTTCCTGAAGAACCACTTGAACCATCTGTACCTGAAGTTCCGCTTGATCCTGAAGATCCGTCTGCACCAGAAGTACCACTTGATCCTGAAGATCCACTTGATCCTGATGAACCTGAAGATCCTGATGAACCTGAATTACCAAATTGTGCAAATGATACAACAACTTGTTCATTTAATTGAAAAGCGTCATATGTTAATTCTGTAACAGTAGCTTGGAAATATAATCCTATTGAATTATTTACAGCTGTTACTATAGCAACTAATATATTATTTCCACTAGTAGCACTTTGAACTGTAAGTACACCAAATCCATTTGTACTATCACCTGTATCATTCCATGAATTTAACCATGTTCCTTGATCAACACCATTTACATCGTCTCTATTAAATTGAACAGTATTAGAACCATTATAATTAAATTCTCCATCTGAATTAACTGTTGTGACAAATTGATATCTTACTCCTCCTCTATCACCTGATGAACCTGAAGATCCACTTGAACCATCTGTACCTGAAGTTCCTGAAGAACCTGAAGAACCTGCTTCTCCTGTTGCACCTGAAGTACCACTTGATCCTGAAGATCCATCTGTACCTGAAGTACCTGATGAACCTGATGAACCACTTGACCCAGATGAACCTGATGCACCTGAACTACCTGATGAACCTGAAGCTCCTGATGAACCTGAACTACCATCTTCTCCATTTTCTGAAAATATAAATGAAAAACCATTACCATTAGTTCCAGTATCTCCTGATTCTAATTGTGTAATTGTATAATTAATAAATCCATTTAATTCTGAAGCAGCTGTTATTCTAACTACTTTATAAGCAACTGGATTATCATTTTCAGTCATTCTCATTATAGCTGGTACTTGAATACTTTCTAATAAGTCTTCAATATCTGTACCATCTTTTGCTGTATGATTTATTCTTAATGATGATGGAGTATCACCCCAAGCAGCATTTAATTGCCAATCACCTGTTCCTGGGTCTACTGGTGCTGCATTTACTGATGTGTCATATTTTGATATAAACATTCCTCCAACAGAACCTGCTTCTCCAGATGAACCTGAAGAACCACTTGATCCTGAAGATCCTGAAGAACCACTTGAACCATCTGCTCCTGAAGTACCACTTGATCCTGAAGATCCGTCTGTACCTGAAGTTCCACTTGACCCTGAAGATCCGTCTGTACCTGAAGTACCTGAAGATCCTGAAGAACCATCTGTTCCTGAAGTACCACTTGATCCTGAAGATCCGTCTGTACCTGAAGTACCTGATGAACCACTTGATCCTGGTTCACCTGTTGCACCTGAAGTACCACTTGAACCTGAAGATCCGTCTGCACCTGAAGTTCCACTTGACCCTGAAGAACCATCTGTACCTGAAGTACCTGAAGATCCTGAAGAACCATCTGTTCCTGAAGTTCCTGATGATCCTGAAGATCCTGAAGCACCTGATGAACCAGATGAACCTGCTTCACCTTCAGTACCTTTTGGTGCATATATTATATTAACTGCTTCCCCGTTACTAAATGCTTGTCCTGAAGGTGAATTTATACCTAAAGTAGTAAATGCAGCTCCTACACTTCTTGAAGTAATATTAAATATTCCTATTGACGCATCTGAACCATTAGCTGCTTTTACATATAAAATACCAGCACTAGACATACCATTTAGCCAACTAGTCATGCTAACTCCATCTTCATTCTCATTATGAATAAAGATTGTAGTAACACTTCCTAATGTACCATTATTAAATCTTATTTGTCCTTGTGATATTCCTGTTGAGGATGTTTCCGTAGAAAATTCATAAGGAACACCACCATATCTTCCATTTGTACCACTTGTACCTGATGAACCACTAGAACCATCTGTTCCTGAAGTTCCTGAAGAACCACTTGAACCATCTGCTCCTGAAGTTCCACTTGATCCTGAAGAACCATCTGCACCTGAAGTACCTGATGAACCACTAGAACCATCTTCACCTGAAGTACCTGAAGAACCTGAAGACCCGTCTGCTCCTGAAGTTCCTGATGAACCACTTGAACCTGCTTCACCTGAAGAACCACTTGAACCTGATTCGCCACTTGAACCTGAAGATCCATCTGCACCTGATGTACCTGAAGAACCACTTGAACCTGTTTCACCACTTGATCCTGAAGAACCATCTGCACCTGAAGTACCTGATGAACCACTAGAACCATCTTCTCCTGAAGTTCCTGAAGATCCGCTTGAACCATCTGCTCCTGAAGTTCCTGATGAACCACTTGATCCTGAAGCACCTGAAGATCCTGAAGAACCTCCACCACCACTTGGTCCTGCTGGTACTAAAATTATCTGACATGATTCTTCACTAGGATTTTCACTAAAAGTATTACCTGCTGGGTTACTTACTGAAAATATTACATACCCAACATTTGTTGAATCTACAGAATCTATTGTAGCTGTTAAAATTGAATTATCTGAACCATCAGATGATTTAATATAAATTATACCTGTGGAAACTGAATTAGCCCAATCCGTCATACTAACAGCTTGATCATTAGTTTCACTAACATATATTTCTGTAATACTACCAACTGTAGCATTATTTGGAGTCCAAAATCCAGAAGTCGGATCTGTAGAAGCAACTCCTCCATAATTATAAGGAACTCCTCCATAATCACCTGAAGTACCACTTGAACCACTTGATCCTGAAGATCCACTTGAACCTGAAGCTCCTGATGAACCTGAACTACCTGAAGCACCTGAAGATCCTGAAGAACCATCTGCTCCTGAAGTACCACTTGAACCTGAAGAACCTGGATTACCTGGATCACCGGTTATACCTGATGTACCTGATGAACCGCTAGAACCATCTGTTCCCGAAGTTCCTGAAGAACCACTTGAACCATCTGCTCCTGAAGTACCTGAGGATCCTGAAGATCCATCTGCACCTGAAGTTCCACTTGATCCTGAAGAACCATCTGCACCTGAAGTACCACTTGATCCACTTGAACCATCTGTACCTGAAGTTCCTGATGAACCACTTGATCCTGAAGCTCCTGATGAACCTGATGAACCTGCTTCACCCGTTGCTGAAAAATTAATTGATATTTTATCAGCATTTTCAAATGGTGGATTACCTGTTCCTGAATTTGTTGCTGCTATAAAAGTAACATTAAATGTATGTTGTGAATCTGCAGTACTAGAAATTGATTTTATTGTAAATGTTGCAAAATCTTGAGAACCTGCTCCACCACCATCTGCTGCTTGTATTATTAAATAACCCCTATTATCCGTAAACCCAGCATCATCAAATGTTGCTAAATAATCTGATTGGTCACCAGTTTCTGCATCTGTATCACTAATAAGAACTTGAGTTGCGGATTGAGCATCGGCATTATTAAGTCTTATTTGTCCTGCTGCTGTTTCTCCTCCTACTGTTGTAGAAAAACTATAAGGAATACCACCAAATAAACCACTTGAACCTGAAGTTCCACTTGATCCTGAAGATCCATCTGTACCTGAAGTACCACTTGATCCACTTGAACCATCTGCTCCTGAAGTTCCTGATGAACCACTTGAACCGTCTGCACCTGAAGTACCACTTGAACCTGAAGAACCATCTGCTCCTGAAGTTCCTGAAGAACCACTTGAACCATCTGTACCTGAAGTACCTGAAGAACCACTTGAACCATCTGTACCTGAAGTACCTGAGGATCCTGAAGAACCTGATGCCCCACTTAGTGTAAATCCTACAAAAATAGCATCATTATCAGCAAATGGATTTGTTGAACTAGAAGCTGTAACTGATCCATTTAATTGAGCTACACCTGTATCTACCGTAATAGCTGTGTAACTATATATAAGAAATTCTGTTGAATCAGATTGTTTTCTTAATGTTACAATTCCTGGAGCTATTGGAGTTGGGATAGTATTACTATCACCATCAGCTAAATTAATAAATAACTCAGCAATTGATGTTTGTGTACTATTATCTCCTTGAACTTCTCCGTCTCCTGGGTTTCCTGTTGTACTAGTTTTAAAATCGTATGAATAAGTATTAGGTGCTAGAACTGTTGCTCCTGAAGTACCACTTGATCCTGATGAACCATCTGCACCTGAAGTACCTGAGGATCCTGAAGATCCGTCTGCACCTGAAGTTCCACTTGATCCTGATGAACCACTTACACCTGAAGATCCACTTGAACCTGTTCCACCTGTTTCACCTGATGTACCTGAAGAACCTGAAGATCCATCTGCACCTGAAGTACCACTTGATCCACTTGAACCATCTGCTCCTGAAGTTCCTGATGAACCTGAGCTACCTGAAGCACCTGAAGATCCACTTGAACCTGTTCCACCTGTTTCACCTGAAGTTCCTGATGAACCTGAGCTACCTGAAGCACCTGATGAACCACTTGAACCTGATGAACCTGATGAACCACTATCTCCTTTATCCCCCGTTACAACAAACGAACATAACACATCTTCACCATTTGTAAATGGTGATGTAGCTGATGAATTGGCTACTGCTGTAACTAATTCCCACCAACCTGTATTATCTGTTGTTCCTGTAATAGACCATAATATAAATTGATTAGTATCAAATTTATTTGATATTCTTATATGACCTTTTATTGCTGATGTGGATGCATCTAATGTTGATAAAAATGTTGAAATATCACTTCCAGCAGAATCTATATCACTTATATAAACTCGAGTTGCAGCATTTTGGGTTGCATTATTTAATTTTACATTACCTGATCCTGGATCAGATGTTGCTATATTTGTCGAAAAATCATAATCAAAACTAGCACCACCAAATGAACCATCTTGACCTGAAGTACCTGATGAACCACTTGAACCTGATGTTCCTGAAGATCCGCTTGAACCACTTATACCTGCTTCACCTGAAGATCCGCTTGAACCACTTGTACCTGATGATCCACTTGAACCACTTGTACCTGATGATCCTGAAGAACCTGATTCACCTGAAGATCCTGATGAACCTGCTGTACCTGAAGATCCGCTTGAACCTGATGTACCTGAAGATCCTGAAGAACCTGATTCACCTGAAGAACCACTTGAACCTGATGTTCCTGAAGATCCGCTTGAACCACTTGTACCGGCTTCACCTGAAGATCCACTTGAACCACTTGTACCTGCTTCACCTGATGAACCTGAACTACCTGAAGTACCTGATGAACCTGAAGAACCACTTGTACCTGAAGATCCACTTGACCCTGATGAACCTGATGAACCTGCTATACCGGCTTCACCTGAAGATCCTGATGAACCTGATGTACCACTTGAACCTGATGAACCTGCTGTACCTGATGAACCTGAGCTACCTGAAGTACCTGATTCACCTGAAGATCCTGAAGAACCTGATGTACCTGATTCTCCTGATGAACCTGAAGAACCACTTGTACCTGATGAACCACTTGAACCTGATTCACCTGAAGATCCTGAAGAACCTGATGTACCTGATTCTCCTGAAGATCCTGATGAACCTGCTGTACCTGAAGATCCGCTTGAACCTGATGTACCTGAAGATCCGCTTGAACCTGATGTACCTGATGATCCTGAAGAACCTGATGTACCTGATGAGCCCGAAGAACCACTTGTACCTGAAGATCCACTTGAACCTGCTGCCCCTGAACTACCTGAGCTACCTGAAGTACCAGCTGCTGCTGATCCTACAAATAACCAACCTGAAAAATCAGCAGTTTCTATCTCTGCTGTATCTAATAAAACATAAATACCATTATTAGCTGAGGTTGTATCCTCAGAGACGGTAACAGTCATACCGTTATAAACATAAGTTCCTGAATCTAATGCTACCCAAGTAGCAGCAAGAATCAAGTCTGCTTTTGTAGGTACATTTGCACGAGCATCAAATGCTGCCGCTATTTGTGGTTCGAAATTTGCCGATATACCTAATGTTCCTTTTACTCTTGCCATAGTTTTATGTTAAAAATCTTAATATTCTTGCCCCTATTGTCCCGCCATTATGAGTATATTTAGTATAGTTAACGGATTGACCTTCTATTGTTTTTGTTATTGAAGATGTCGTAAATGAACTTAATAAAATAGTATCAAAAACATTACTCAATGTATTAAATTGTTGTAAACCTGTAATAGTTGACCAGGCATTTGGAACTTCTATATATTGTTTTAAACCTCCACCCCCAGATTCTGTTACTAAAGATGCTTGAATAAGTGTAGTCATTGTCTGTAATGAAAATTGTGTAGATGTACTAAGATTTACTGTTGTACCAAATACTGGATAAACTCCATTTATTGTTCTTGTTATTGTACCAGTAGTTCCTGCAGATAAAGGACTACTAAAATTATTACCTGCACTATCTAGAGGTTGTGGACCTGCATCAAATTGAACAGCTCCTGTCCATGATTGATTTCCTTGTACAATTACATAATTAGAAGTTGTTGTAGAATTAGATAATGCTGTACTTGTTTGATTTGATACTCCAGTTCCACCATAATTATATTGATTAGGATTACCACTTCTAAACCCATTTGTTCCATAAGCTGGGTTAATACTTCCTTTATTAAAAGTTGCACTTAAAGTTAAAGTACCTATTGTAGCACCTATTATTTGGAAAGTATTTGCTGGTGAAATAGAAAAACCATTTGATGGGTTAGATAATGAAGGAAATAATGTTGGATATAACATTAAAGTCATCATTTCTGGAAAAGTTTTACCTGAAAATGTTGTTCCTGAAGGTATATTAGGATTAGCATTACTTGGGAAATTTAAAGGTGTTACTGTTGCATTAGTATAAGTACTAGTGTCTGCACCTGATGTTCCTGAAGAACCTGATGAACCTGATATACCTGATGCACCTGAAGAACCACTTGAACCTGATGTACCCGCTACTCCTGATGAACCTGAACTACCTGATGTACCTGCTGCTCCTGATGAACCACTTGAACCTGATGTACCTGCTGCTCCTGATGAACCTGAAGAACCTGATGTACCTGCTGCTCCTGATGAACCTGAAGAACCTGATGTACCGGTTCCACCTGAAGTACCACTTGAACCTGATGTTCCTGAACCCGAAGATATATTAATTACTGCTGTACCTGTAGGGGATTGTGAAACAGATACTCCAGTACCTGTAAAATTCATTATTTCAGTAGAAGGTACTACAGTTGTAGAATTTCTTTTAACTATAAGACTTGAACTTACTATATTGGATAAATCAATTGTTCTTTTTAATTGATCTGAACCATTATTAGTATAAAATAAAAGAGAATTACCTGATAAGGCTACATCGAATAAAAGTGATGAAAAGTTACCGTCAACCTCTGCAAAAGTTAACTCAGAACCTTTGGTCTGTCTTAATATTATAGCCATTTAATTCAATTTAATTATAAATATAATATTATTCTGAAAAATTAAATTCTATCTACAAAACTAGCAGGGTTATTTTTGGTATTAATTGATCTTCTAGGATCTATAGATGTGTTTGTATTTGGAATTTGAACTACTGTTTCCATATCAAATATTAATTGGGTTGCATTGCTTAATTTTTTAACTGATGCTAATTCTTTTTGTATAGTATCTGGTATTAAGTAACCATTTAATGTTAATGAAAATTCAGTTTTAACTAATCTATTACCTGCAGAAACTAGTTCAACAGTAGTAGCATAACTGTCAATACGAGCATTAAATTGGAATCTTTCTTTATTACCCCAATATGAGTCAGAAGCATAATTCATTGCTTCTACTATCTTATTCATTTGTTCTACATAATAAGTAGATATAATAAAATCATAAGTTAATGTTACATAATCAGGCATTACTACTGCATATGATTCTTTTTTAGGTACCCTATTATTTAAAATATCAAATTGATCATAAGTATTTCTTTGACTATAAGGTTTTTGAAATAATTGAACATTATTAGGATAATTTGCATCTAATTTATTTGATATATTTCTATTTTTTTCTACATTAGTACGTTTATAAGTAATAACAGGCATCATTATTTTACCTTTTAAATCTCTATAATAGCCTTCTTTTTGTACTTGAGCCCATCTTTCAGGTGAGCCATAATAAATTGGAACTTTTTGTACTACACCATTTTGTATTACTGTAGGTTTAATTACATTTTCCATGTAAAAAACTATTGCTTCATCATTTTCTTTTAAACCTAATGAAAATGGTTTTGTATTATCATCTTTAAATGATATATGATTACCTCTATTAGTTCTACCATCAGGTCCTACTCCATCTAAATTAGGATTTTGATTAGTTGTTCCATCAGGATAAACATAAGGTTGTTGTCCTGGAGTATCTAAAAATATCTCTCTTTGTGTTTTAGGTCTTGGTGTTTTTTGATCTGCCATTATTGATATCTTGCTTGAGTTAAACCTAATTTATCTGCTTGTACATAATGGGATTTACATATTACAGATATATTTGAACCATATGCACTTAAATCACCTGGACCATCTACTTTGTTAATTGTATTAACATTATTAGGATAATCTGGATTTTTACCTGCAAAATACTGATTTGAAATAGTTTCATGTACTTCATAGTATCCTTCATTATACATAATAATATCACCTACTTGAGGAACTAAATTAGCTCCATACCCCGTACCTGGTAATCCAGTATAACTATTACCTTTATTATCAAACTTGTTAAAGTCTTCACCTGCTCCTAATAAATCATCTCTTAAGAAACTAAATTGTACTTCTTTATCATAATCTGTTCCTAAATCTGTTTCTGGATATACGTTATCTGTTCTTTCTACTAATGTGTTAAGTAGTACAGGACCTATATAGAATTTTTCTTCAGCTGCTTCTCCATATAAATTAATTTTAGTTTCTTCTAATTTGTATTTATAAAATGCACATTGTTCAGTGATAATGTCAGCCATTAACTCCCTACTCATATGCCTAAAAAGGCTTACGTCTCTTTGTGTTCCAAATAATGCCATATTATCCTATATAAATTACACGAGGAACTCTATCTAATTCTTCCATTACGAAGTTAGATTCCATTGTTCT